GTGGCGGGCCCGGAAGGGCCCCTCAGACTGAGTAATAGACCCGCACGCCGATGAAGTCCACCATGGCGATCGCCGTCCCGGCCTGGGTCACCGCGAGGGCCACCCCGAACTCCCCCGAGTTGATGTCGGCCGGCGTCCACGTCTCGCCCCACTTGGAGTTCGTGCCCCCGTGGCTCATGGGTTCGGCCGTGACCTCCCACCAGTTCCCGGCGTCGGCGAAGTTCGACGCCGAGAGCGACCCGTCGGCCTTGATGAGCTTGAGGACGGCATCGTCCACGACGTTCGTCCCGACGTCCTTCGCCGTGGCCTTGCAATAGACGATCACCTGAATCCCTGTGATCTTGGCCGTGCCCGGGATGTTGAACCGGAAGCCCTGGACCTTCAGGAGGTTGGTCTCCCCGGCGCCGGCCGCGGCCCGGCAATACCCGCCGTCCTGGTGGAGCACCTTCTGGGGCGCGTCCCACGCGATCGTCCCCGAGCTCGCGTCCGACCATGCCGCATACGGCGCCGTCGGGGTCGCCGTGCCCGTCACGGGCGGGGGAAAGAGGGTCGCGTCGTCGTTGGCCGTGGACACCAGGACCGACCCCGCCGACATGGGCTCGGGCCCGATGAACTCCAGCCGGGCCCCGAGGGTGCGCTCGCCGACCGATGCCGGGAGGTCGCAATCCATCGCCATGAGCCCGGCGTCGTCGCCGGAGGCCCACGAGCCCCCGACGGCCGCGCCACTCACCGCGGCCGGCGCGAGGAACCTGTCACAGCAATAGGTCGAGGCCGACCCCCCGGTCACCGACCCCGGGAGGAGGAGGAGCCGGGTGAGCCCCTCGAAGAGGAGGTCCGAGACATGCCCGTCATCATGGGGAAGCTTGGACGCGGGGAGCTCGAACGGCCTGGCGTCGCCGGTCGTGAGCGCGACCGTTCCTTCGCGCGGGACGATATAGGCGTTCGCGTACGCGTCCGCCTGGAGCCCGTCGACGTATGTCGAGACGTTCCCCCAGGGGTTTTCGATCCCCCGCCAGACGATCGCCGCCTCGCCATCGACCCCGGCCCCCTTCCCGGTGCCGTTGGTCGCGATCGCCGCGTCCGCCCCGCCGTAGCCCGTGAGCCGGCCGGCGTACCCGGTCCCGGCCGCGAGGTCGACCACCCCGCGACCGAGCGCAGTCTGGAGATCCCAGGTCTGATACTCGATCGCCATCAGGAGGTGCCAGGCCCGGTTGGTCCAGATGTTTTCCAGGCCCCACCCGGGCCCGATGGCGTCCGCGTACCCGCGGGCGTCGTCCTCGTCGAGGTAGAGCCCGACCGCGGCCCCGCCGACCGTCATGCAGTTCGCGCCCGAGGCCGAGCCGTTCAGGTTCTCGCTCCCGAACGTGCCCGAGACCTGGCGGAGGATGAGCGTGCCGGCCGCGTCTCCGCCGGCCCACGTCCCCGACGTGAGGTTGTAGTCGACGAGGACCGCGGTCACGGCCGAGGTCGCGCCCGTCAGGGTCTCGCCGACGGTTGGCGCGCTCGGCCCTCCGGACGTGAAGGCGAGCGCCCGGATCGACCCATTGCCCGTGGCCGGTTGGGCGCCGGAGAATGAATGGAGGGCCAGGACGGTCGAGGCGTGGGCCGGGTAGTCGCGATAGGCGAGCGCTGCCTCGTAGGCCCCCACATAGATGAAGTCCCGCTCGACCCCGCCGCGCTGGCGGAAGGCCGGGTGGACCTCGAAGCCCGACTGGGGGACGGACGAGACCCACCAGCTATAGACCCCGGTCGCCGTGCGTTCGGCGCGGACCCAGAACTTCGGGATCTCCACCATGACGCGCCCCGCGCTCCCGTCGAGCGTGAGCCCGTCCCCGCGGGCGTTCGTCCCGCGCGTGACGGCCCCGTTCGCCGAGACCGTGACCCGCCGGATGTTGCCCCAGAGCATGTGGTTATCAAAACTATCGAACGGGAGCGAGGGGATCGCGTTCCCCTTGTCGTCGATCAGGACGAGGTCGGTGTGGTTCGTGCCGCCGGCCCCCCGGTCCCACCGGACGCCGATCACCTGTTTCTCCATCAGATACCGGATGTTCTCGGCGAAGGCGATGTCGTCGAGGGCGCAATCGCCCCGGTAGACGGCGATCCCCGCGTCGTGCGCGACCGGGGCCCCGAGGGCCCCGTTGAGCGAGACGCCCCGCGTCAGGGTGTAGAGCGAGGTCGCGTCCATCGACTCATATCGAACAATCTCGTATTTGCCGGCGTCGTTGATGATGCAGACGTTCGGCGCGGGCGGAAGCCAGGCGGTCGTCGTCAGGTGCATCTCGGCCACTTCGCCGATGGCGAGGGGCTGGGTCAGATAGGCGTCGGGCGAAAATTCGGCCGGCGGGAGCATTTCACGAACCATTCACATAAACCTCTTGGAGGAGCGCCGCCGGGACGTGCACCGTATGGCGGAGGGTCTTGGACTCGGCCGTGGTCTCGATCACGACCCCGGCATAGGAGACGCGCGATCGCCCGTCGTCCCCGTCGGCCGTTGGGAAGAGGCGCGTGGCCCCGAGCCGGACGGGGAGGAGGCCGGCGAGCTCGGGGTCGGTCCCCCGGAGCCGGGCCTCGTACTCGACCTCCGCGGTCGCGTCGTTCACCGTGACCGTGACCCGGGGGTCCGCCTGGGTGTCGAGCCGGGCGACCTCGTTCATATCGACGTCGTAGACGGCGAGATAGCGCCAGCGTTCGGCGACCCGGGCCCGAAGCCATCGGTACCCGGCTGGGTCAAGCTCGTGCGTCATGGGTCAGTCCGAGAGCCCAACGAAGGGGAGGTCCGGGTCGGGCTCGTCGGGAGGCATGTCCGCGCGCCGGGTGATCGTCGGTTGGCCCCGGGCCAGGTGCTTCTCCCACGGCCACCCGGGCCAGTCGTCGGCGGCCATCAGAGCCACCCCTTCGTCTTCGCGTACCCGGCGATGATGAGTGCGAGGCCGGCGCCGACCTTCAGGGCGTGCTCCTTCAGGAAGCCGCCGAGGCGCTCCAGGGCCGAGTCCGCGGTCCACCCGATCGTCCACCCCCAGTTATAATAATGGTATTCGCCGAGGATCGCGTCCCGCACGGCCTGGGGATACCATACCGGGATTAAGTTCACGTCGAACTTGAGCGCGGGGTCGTCCGCCGTCCACCCGGCCGTAAAGCCGTAGGTCATGGCGTGCCACTCGTTTCCCTCGGGATCGTTGCAGAACTCCGCCGCGAGCCCCATCCCATTCTTGAGCGCGGCCTCCACGACCGCGATCGCCGACTCGTTTGCCATCTCTCTCTTCCCTCCTTACGCTAAAATTTCAACCCTCCCTATTTAATGATAGCGTAAAATTCGACGGGTGCCGGGTTCGGGGACCGGGCGAGCATCTCCCGGGCCCGTTTCGTTGCCACCCGGTAAATCGTAGTACACCGGCACGCGATGTGGAAAGGAGAGCGCTGGTGCTCGACGTTGTCCTTCTGAAGGTGGGTTGTGAAGGGTTGGTCGAGGGGGATCCACTTCTGCGCCTCCTTTGCCAGACATTCAGCGTCGACCCGGTCGTCTCCCACGGTGATCGACGACTTCTCAATGGGGATCCCCTTCTTCGCGATGGTGTCCGCGACCTCGCGGCCCGCGGCCTCGTAGGCGGTGGCGGTCTCGTACGTGGCGATGAGCTCGGCCCGGTTGCGGAGGTGATGCTGGGGGACCGGGGTGCCGAACGCGGCATATCTCGAAACCATGCGGGCCGCGATCTCCGTGTAAGAGGCGCCCTCATAGAGCCCTTGATAGACGATCCCCTTCATGATCTTCAGGGTCGTGGCGTCGATCTTCTTGATCTCGTTGAGACAGTAGGTCTTGAGGTATCTCTGGGCCGCCGGGTTGCGAAGGGAGAAGCTCATGGCGTACCCAAAATCGAGGAGCCGGTGCTTGATGGCGCCCTCCATGGCCATCATCAGGATCTCGCGCATGGCGTCGGCCGTATCGACCGCGAACTCGTCGAAGATCGTGATCATGAGCCCCGCGACGGCGTCCCCGAGCCCCTCGCGACAGACGGACTCGTTGAGGTGTGCGCCCCGTTCGCGGAGTTTTCGCTCCAGGACGGTCTTCTGATTATCGAAGTGCACGCCGGCCACCCGGGCCATGCGCGACCGGAGCGGGGCGAGGAAGAGCTCGCGCCGGGCCACCTCGACCCGGACGAGGGCTTCGGCCGCGGCCTCCGCGAGGGCGAGGGTCACGCTTCGGCCTCCGTGAATTGGTCGAGGGTGGCGATGCTCTGAAGGGGCGCGAGTCTCTTTTCGATGAGCGCGACGTACTCGGGATTGAGCTCGATCCCGAGGAAGTTCCGCGCCTCTTCGAGCGCGACCAGTCCGGTAGTGCCGGCACCGGCGAACGGGTCGAGGACCACGCCGCCGACCGGGCATCCCGCGCGGACGCACGGCCGGATCAGGTCTGGGGGGAACGTCGCGAAATGGGCTTCGGCGTATGGCTTCGTGGCGACCGTCCACACGTCGCGGCGGTTGCGCCTCTCGCGGATTGCCCGGAAAGACTCGTCGCCCTTCCGCGCAACGTCACCGGCATACTTCGAGTTGAAGCCCCCTTTCGGAACGTCCTTCCGGGTGCCGGGGGGATAGACCGACTCCTCTGTCATCTCGTCATGGTCGAACCAGTACCGCGGTGACTTGCTCAGGAGGAAGAGGTATTCGTGTGCCTTCGTGCAGCGGTCGCGAACGCTCTCCGGCATCGGGTTCGGCTTGTGCCAAATAATGTCCTGCCGGAGATACCACCCGTCCGCCTGGAGCGCGAACGCGACGCGCCACGGGATGCCGACGAGGTCTTTTTCTTTTAACTCCGGTGCCGTTGGTCGGTTCGCGTCGGAGCCGTTCGCGCTCGCCCGGTTGGTCCCTTGCTTGTAGCCGATCCGTGTCCCGTGTCCGGCCCGCCCCGCCGCGTTGTACGAATCGCCGAGGTTCAGCCAGAGCGTCCCGTCGTCGGCGAGCACCCGCCGCACCTCGCGGAAGACCTCGACGAGCCGGGAGACGTACGCCTCCGGCGTCTCTTCGAGACCGATCTGTCCGTCGACGCCATAGTCCCTCAGCCCCCAGTACGGGGGCGAGGTGACACAGGTATTAACCGACTGGTCGGGAAGGTCGCAGAGGGCCGTGAGCGCGTCGCCGCAGATGATCCGCGCTGTCACACCTTCCGCCCCCGGAGGTCCACGAGGTTCAACCTGATCGGCCGGGGCGTGATCGGCACGACGGCCGGAGAGTCGCGCGGCCGGAACTCCCCGCACCATTGATCGCGCGAGACACAGGGGTAGCCCCTCCCGGGCCAGGGCGGGTGCCGGCGGCAGTCGCCGGTCCCGAGCTTCGCGTCCTCAATGGCGGCGAAGCGGCAGTCCTCGCACCGGGGCGGCACGGTCAGCCCCCGCCTGTCTTCCGTGGCCGCCTGAGACGCTTGACGATGGCGAGGCCGTCCGCGGTGACCTTCAGTTGGTGGGTGGCATAGGCGTCCTTGAGCACGGGCTCGCCGTCGGACCCGGTGCCGATCTTCTCACCGCGGACGAGGTACGGGGTCTTTCCCGCCGCTTCGAGTACCTGGAATTGCCCGGTGCCGAGCGTGTCGGCGATGTCGAATAACCCCGTCTCGGGGTCGAACTTGCCCGAATAGACCGACGTGCCTTTCTCCAGTTCCCGCGTGGCGTGATTGAGCGAGCGCCCGCCCTTGGGGATCCGGCCGTACCGGACATAGAGATCCTCGGCGGGGTCGATCCCGATCTTCGCGGTGGTCGCGACGACCTCTTTCGCGCGGGCGCTCCACTGGGCGATCTCGTCGGGCGTTGCCTTTCCAATGTCGGTATCGATATGGTTTCCGTCTTTGTCGAAATATGCGCAGTGCAAGTTTTTGCCGAGCGGGTAGTCCACCCTGTACACGGCGCCCGGGACCGTCGTCTTCCCGACCACCACTGAAAACGCGCCCGGATCCTTCTCTTTCGCCTCCCGTTCGAGCCGGGCCCGCTCCTCGCGGTGTTCGCGGTCCTTTTGATCCCGCTGCCGCTTCTCCTCCTCGTCCGACTTGAGGACATAGTATTTTTTCTTGTCGCGATCGTATCGCTTGTCGACCCCCAGGTACATGTCCTTCTCGTTGTCATCGAGGTACCGCCGATCGTCCAACGAACCGGCCCCGGCCTTCTCTCCCGGCAGGTCTTCGATCCGCGTCCCCTTGGGGCAATCTCCGGATATGCAGACGCGCCGGCCGTTTATCGTTCTCCACTCCGTCCCGGGATAGGCTTCGGCCTCGGCGATGGCCGCGAGGGGCTCGAACCGGATCCCGTGGTCGCCGTTCCTGGCGGCCGTGTGCGGGTTGCCGTCGAAGAAGATGGCGTCCGGGATCCCGTCGGGATACGCGGCGCACCGCGGGACCGGGTCGTCCGTCCCGCGCTCGTAATGCCGGCACTCCATACAGGCCGGCGCCCTGGTGTAGGTCATACGTCCCTCAGCCTCCTCAGCACGGCGTCGAGCTCCGCCTCGGCCTTTTTGCGCTTCTTCTCGGGGAGCGTTTCGACGGCGACCGGCCACGGTAGATCCTTCTGGCGCGACTCGGTCAGGATCTCGATGATATTCCGTTGCATCTTCACGCGCGGGAGCGCGCTCGCCGGGGCGCCGTAATGGATCGCGACGAAGCCCTCGGCCCATGTCTCCTCGTCGATGGAGCGCCCCTTGACGGCGTACTCCGAAATGGCGGCCCGTGAGTCGGAGCTCCGGTAATACTCAAGCATGGCGGCGTCGACGGTCCCCTCACGGGGCGGGCGCGCATATTGATCCGCAAGAGAGCTTGCGCGGGTGTAGCCCGTGAAGGTCGTGGTCGCGCGGTCCTTGCTCACCGCGTCCATAACGGCGTGCCCGTATTCGTGGACGAGGATCGACTGGGGATCGGTCACGCCCTTGGGGTGGAAGCCGGTTGCCTCGTTCTTGCGTACGGACTCGGCGAGCCCAACGGGATCCTTCCACGCCTTTCCGTTCAGGTAGATCTTCCCGTTCTCATACGCGGCGTACACGTTCTCGTCCATCCAGTCGTCGACGGTCACCCGGCTCACATTGACACCGAGGTCGTAATACCGCGTGGCGAGCTCGTTATACGTGATCGCCGTCTGTTTGGCGGTCTCGAAGTCGGCCCCGTCGAACTCCATCTTGAAGTCCTCGTAATTCTCCTTGTACCAGGCTTCGAGGTCGGCGGTCGTCTTCGCTTCGGCCAGGCCCTTCGGGACCGGGACTTTGTGGTCGAAGACCGATTCGCCCTCGGGCCAATCGGGCATATCCTTGAGCCCGGGGTGCTCCGACGGGATCCCGTACGGGCGGTCGGGGTTGTTCGGCTCATCGGTTATGAAGACGTGCCGGCCGTGGATGGTGACCCAGTGGCCCGGGGCCCCGTAGGTGTCCCGGGTCTTGGTCTTCGCCTTCGCCTTTTTGCGCGGAAGGCGGAAGGTGTCGAGGTTGTCGACCTCCTCCGCGATGGCCGCGAGGGGCTCGAACCGGATCCCGTGGTCGCCGTCGACGGGCGAGGTGTGCTTGTTCTCGCCGTCCCAGATGGCGAACGGGATCCCGTCGGGGAACGCGGCGCACTTGAACCGCGTGGTCTCGTCCAGGTGCCGGCAATGGGCGCACACCGGGGAGTAATACAGGTGCTCGTGTGCCGAGTCGTCAATCCCGATCATCGTATCCCCATCCCCTTTCCGCGGATCCACCGGGTGTAGTGAATCCCGGGATACTCGGACGCCACGATCTGCATGGTCTCGTGTGTGTGCTCATTGCTCGCCTCTTTCTCGCCCATCTCTCCAGACCGGACCTTCGGGCGATATTTCGCATACAGGGAGCCCTCGGCGACCGCGTGCCGGGCAAGGGCCAGGTGCGCGTCGTGATCGGAGTACGCCGTTGTGTCGAGGGAGAAGACGTACTTCGGCGAGACGACGACGTGCTCGGCGATCCCGTGCGTTACGGTCATCGCGAGATCCTTATCCGAAAAGGAATTGTCGCTCGGGTGGTTGTGGATCGCCGTGCATCCCGGGAACTTCGCCGCGTCCTCGGGGTCGAACGGGACGCCTCGCACGTCCCCGGTCCCGTAGAAGACGGTCGAGCCGTCGGGGGCCACGACGAGGAGGCTCTCGACCCGGTCCTCGGCGTGCCATTCGGTGAACTCGTCGAGCCGTTTCCGCACGGCGGCCGGCCGGCCGCGCTCGTCGACGGGCCCGGGTGCCAGTTGCTCCGGTGCCGGTGCCGGTTCCGCCCCGAGCGTCGACTGGGCGGTCCCGGGGCCCATCGGGCCCGTGCCGGCCCCCTTGTCCTTAATGTAGACCCGCCGGCCGTCCTTCAGGGTGACCCACTTCCCCGGGGCCGTGGGATCGAAGGCTTCGGCGAGCTCCGCCTCCACCAGGGCCGTCCGGGCGACCTCCTGGAGCGCGGTCGCGACGGCCGAGAGCGACTCTTCGATCCCTTCTTCGACGTCGTTGTCCCGGGAGCGCTTCGTCGGCTTCTTCACGCCCTTCTTCGCCGGCGGCGCGTCCTCGTCGTCCTCGTCGGGCTCCTCCCCGCCGAGCTTCGCGGCCTGGGCCTGGCGGGCGAGCTCCAGCTCGGGCGGGTTCTCATGCCTCTCGACCTGGCGGGCGATGTCCTCGTCGTCCATCTCGGCGATCGCGTCGTCCACGTTCGGGATGTTGAGGGCCCGCAAAAGCAACCGCTGGAAGGTGGCCCGGTCCATGATCCCGGCGAGCGACCCCGTGCCGGCGGTCGCGGCGCTGATGATGGCGGCGACCTCCGAGACCGGGTCGTGTTCGAGGATCGCGGGGAACTCGACCGTGACCTCGGCGACCTCTTCCCGGACGGGCCCGAGGTTCGCGTCGGCGGCCTCCTTCTTCGTCGCCTTCGTGCCGGGCGCGGCCTTCGCGGCCCGGGCTTCCGTGACCTCGCGATCCGTCTCGTGGTCCTTCACGACCCGGCGGACGGAGACGAGCACCTGGCGCCGGCCCCAGTCGTCGAACTCGACCTTGCCGGTGAGCGGGGCGAAGCCTTGCGCGAGCACCCGGGCCTCGACCGCGAACGACCCCAGGAGGGTGAGGGTATCGACCCACCACGCCTGACGGTCGAGCACGGCGAGCTCCAGGGGGCGCTCCATCGTCTTCGTGGTCGCGAGGTTCCCCGTACTGGGATCCCCGAGGAGGATATGCTCGGGGACGTCCGTGTCGGAGCACACCATGAGCGCGAAGCGGCGGGCCTCGTCCGCGCTCGTGGCGACCCCGGCCGTCCGGATCGGCTCCATGGTGACCCCGGGGGTCGAGGCGAGCGTGGACCCGGCCGGGATCGGCGTCCTCTTCTGGCGGTCGACGATGTCCGCGACGGCGCGGGCCGCGGCCGGGTTCGCCCCGGTCGCTTTCCACGCGAAGGTCGCGAGGGCCGCGTTGATGCTCGCCACGTTGCTCAGGTGTTGCGTGTAGGCTTTGCCCCACGGGATCCCCGCCACGATCGCCGGGAGGCCGTACACGCCCTTTCCCGCGCGCGGGAGGGGCGCGTGGTAGAGCCGGTCGGTCCAGACGACGGGCGTCCCCCCGATCGTCTTCGGTTGCTTTTCGGGATTATGCCCGAGCGCCGGATACCAGTAGGTTTGGCTCTTTCCCGTACTCGTGCCGTCCTTCTGGACCGTGTACTCCGTAAACGTCCGTTTCCAGTACCAGACCTTCCGCGGGTTTTTCGGGTCGCGGAGGTAGCCGGCGATCTCGCTGATCGGGACGGTCACGACCTCCACGGCGCCGAGCTCGTCGACCTGGCAGAGTAAGAATAAATTGCCGCCGATCTGGACCTGGATCTCCTTCTCGACCCGCCCCAGGTGGCCGAGCTCTCCCTGGTTTCGTTCGAGCCAGTCGGTGAGGACCGCGTTGACCTCTACCTGGTCCGAGGTGATGGTGACGCCCCGGCCCCAGACGAAGTGGCTCTTGACGTTGACGGCCCGGCGGATGAGGGCGTTCGCGTGGTACGCCTCGTAACAATTCCGCGCGGCCTCGCGGATCTGATCCACTGAATACTCGTCCTCGCCGTCGCCGAGCGCGAGGGTGAGGGTGAGGGGGTCTTTCCACGAGGCGTTCGCCGAGACGGCCTCGGTGAGTGAATCCTCGATAAACGTTTCTAATTCATCGATCCGTTCGGCGATCACCCGGTTGGAGACGCGGGCGGCCATTAGTGCCCCCCGCGGTCGCGCTGAGTGTTCCCCGGCCTCCGATAACGACCCCGACCCACCATTAGTGCCCCTTTACTTAGAGATCGCGGCGGGCTATAAAAAGACTGTTGGTTTATTCCTGGGGGTGGGGCGGGGCGGTCGCCCCCTTCAGGCAGACGGAGCACACGAAGGCCGACTCGCCATCGATCCGGCAGACATTGAGCTCCGCCTTCGGATACCCGCAGAGGTCGCAGGTCGTCTTGAGGGGGACGCCCCGCCCGAGGACGACGATGTCGACCGCGGGGCGGGGAAACTTCCGGCCGCAGTTGGGGCAGGTGATCCGATCCCTCCCGGCATCCGATCGCCAGACATACGAGCAATGGGGGCACGTTGCGATCACGGGATCACCGGCAATCGTCGCAGTAGCCCGATCCCGGGTTGGTCGAGAAGGGGTAGTTTCCCGAGCGCCCGCTCTGGCCACAGGACCGGCAGTTGAGGACCGGCCCGTGCCGGGCCTCTTGATCGCGCTCGTGTGCCTCCCGTTGCGCCCGGGCCCGCGCTTCGAGCGCGTCGGCGGCCTCGCCGTCGCGGCAGAACGAATACCAGTCGTTCGGATCGTTCCGGACCTTGTATCCGTTGGCCAGTGTCGCGAGAACGGTGGCGCGGTCGGGGAGGTTTCCGAACCGGACACACATATCCAGGAACTCGTCGGTGCGGTCGCCACAGGCGTACCATGCCCCGCTTGGGAGTTGATATTCGAGTCGCATACAAGACTACCGTTGGTAGTCTTGATTTAAAAATGTTACCGCCGCTTCCGCACCGGCTTTTTGTTGTCGTGGGCCCAAAAGTTCGGGTTTGTGGCCCTCTGCTGCTTCCAGTGGCTCGGGTTGTCGTTCCACCCCTCGTGATAGCCCATGTTATACGCCGAGGTCGTTCTGGCTTCGGTGTACGACACGCCCCGGATGCGGTCGAGCTTGCCCTGGCCGAGGCCAAGGCGGTAGTCGACCGAGCTCATGAGCTGTTGCCGGGCGAGTTCGCGCTTTCGCAAGGGGTATTTCCTCCCCAGGCGGGCCTTCTCGGCGTCGAGTGCGGCGAGGGCTTCCGCGGCGGCCTTGAGGCGCTCGTCTTCCGGGACGGACTTCTTGAGGTCGTTCCGGGTCATGCGGTACGTTACGCCGTCGTACGTCTCGCCGACGATCGCCTGGCCCGCGACCGGGTCGGGGTATGTGGTCCGGTTGGGTGCCGGCCGCGAGGACGCCCCACTTCCACCCATGGATCACGCCCTCCGGCGGATTGCCTTCACGATGCGCTCGAATACACTATCCGACAACCCCTTCTGATTGAAGGTTTTTGTCTTCACGTCGTACCAGACCTTTCCGAATTGGAGATCCGTGGCGAGCGCCCTGGCTTTGCTATTGCTGATAGCCACGCCGTCGATAGACGCCGACGAGATGTTGCCCGTCCCGTAATAGGTTGCATCGAGGCCGTAGAGCGACCGGAGATCGTTGAAGTAGATCCGATGGTTTCCCCCGCCGGTCCACTCTTTTCCGATCGCTTTGAGGCGCTCCAGATCGTCCGCGGGCGCGATCGCCGCGTTCTTCGCGGGTGCCGACCCGGCCCCCTTGCTTGATGCTCCGTTACCTCCCATGTTTGTCACCGCCTGGTTGTGTTCTCTTTTCTCTGGTCCGCATATCAACATTTCCACATTTGTCCGGGGCTCCGACGCACCGGGCGCACGCGAGCACGGGCTCGTCCCCGACCGCGGCCGGCGCGAGGGCCTCCGCGAGCTCGTCGCAGACCTGGCACCGGGCGCGGCCGGGATAGACGACCGCCAGCCCGAGGGCCCGGGGCGCCACGTCCCCCCGCTTATGCTTCCGCTGGCACCGTGAGCACGTCAGCCAGGGGGCCGTCGACCGGGCGACCCATCGGTGTCCACATATCGGGCATACGGCCGTCTTAACCACCCCGGGCGGCCGTGCGGTATTCGCAGTTCGGATCGCACGGGCCCGCCGAGAGGGGGACGCGGCGCGCGTTGCACCACCGGCCGCACCCGCACCCGGGCATGGGGCCCCGGTGGGAGCAGTAGTCGTCGGTCATACGGACCTCCCGGCCGTGCCGGTGCCCGGGGACCGATGGAGCCCCCTCCCGCCAGGCGATCGGGCCGGGCCCGTTGCCGGCCTTCCGGTCGGCCGTGTGCGAGACCTCCAGGGCGGCCTTCGCCTTCGCGATCGCCTCGGGGACCGTGTCGCATTTGCCGGTGCGGTGCGCGAGCACGGGCCCGCGGACGCACCACCGGCCCGAACGGTCGGCGAGCGCGTACACGGCCTTCCCGGTCGTGGTGTTCACGTACTCGCCGAGCGGGGTGTCGTAGTGGCCGGACGGGAATTTGCGGGCCATCAGGCGCGCCTCCAGCACCCGCACCGCTGGCTCCAGGAGGTCGGATCGCCCGTGTGCCGGCACGTCCCGACATAGAGGTTCGTCTCCTTTCCCGGGAGGCGCTCGGGCGCGAAGTCGGCGCACGTCCCGCACCACTCGCGCGAGAGCGCGTCCTCGGTTGCATCCAGGGCCCGGCGCTTCTCCGCCAGGTCGCGCTCGGCGAGCTCGATCTCCGCCGCGATCGTCGGGTCGGGGGCCCCATGCTCGCGCACGGCCTCCAGGCGGCCGAGCCGGGCCTCCGCGGCCTCGACCGCGGCGCGCGCGAGCTCGACCCGCGCGGCGTGGTTGTCGGTGATGGTCATTCAGTTGTCACCGACTACCATATGGTAGTCAGAGAGAAAAAGGTTTTGATTTTGTTTTCAATAGAGCGCGAACGAGAGGCAGAGGTCGCACATGAGGACCGCGTCGCCGTCGACCCGGACCACGTTGACCTTCTCGAAGCATCGGTCGCACATATCGCACGCGGCCCCGTTGGCCTTCTTATCGGGCCGGAGCACGAGGCGCCCCAGGGGCTCCACCACGGCCTCACGGGGCCGGCTCACGCGAGCGCCTCCACGAGCTCCCGCCGGGGCCCGTCCGGCGTCTCCAGGTGCACGAGGGGCCCGTCCTGGGGGATGAGCCGGGCGTCCTTCCGGACATATTCGTAGAGGGGCGAGACCTTCGCGACGAGGTCGGGCTTGTAGGGGTAGAAGTGCTCCGGCACCTCCCCGAGGAGCTTCTCGATTCTCCCGTAGCATATGACGGCCCGCGGGTGGATCCGGTCGAGCATCTCCTTGAGCCCCGCCTTGAACATCGCCCGCGCCTCGCGCTCGCGGTGGACGCCGACGGTCGAGACCGCGACCATGGACCCCTCGGGGATCCCGTCGAAACAGAACGAATACGTCTTGGGCCCGGCCCACGAGACGATCGGGATCACGGGGATCCCGTTCGCTTGCCAGTAGGCGCCGAGGAGGCGCGAACGGTAGACGTTATTCCGCTGGACGTGGATATTCCAGTCGCGGAAGAGGGAGAAGTCGGGCGAGAATATCCCGGCGAACGCCTGGATCTTGGGTAAATAAAACTCCGGCCGGCGCCAGAGTTGTTCAAATCGATAATCCTCCGTGTAGAGGTGGACGAACTTCCCCGCATAGAGCCGGGGCCGGCCCTCCCAGATCATGATCTCGGCCGGCGGACTCAGGAGGGTGTCGTGGATGATCGGCATTTCCGAGTCGTTCGTGACGTCGACGAAGTCCAAAAGCCGGGTGTTCTGGGTGTCGAGCGACCCGCACGGCTTCACGCAGTTCCGCATGGCATAGCCGGCGCCCATCTACGTCGCCTTCTTCCTCTTCCGGGCGTCCGCCGCCTTCTTCAGGGCCTTCTCGGCGTTCGCCAGGGCCTTATCGATCGTTGATTCCATCGCCTTCACGGTCGCCGGCCCCCCGCCCTTCTTGGGGTAGCCGTACCGACTCAGCCACTTGAGCTGGTCGTAATAGAGCGGAGCGATGTAGCTCCCGTCCGTCTTTCGCCGCAGGATGATCCCGCGGTAGTTGTAATCAACGAACCCGTTTTGTGCGGCGAGCTTGCGCCCGGCAACGGTCGCAGTCTCGGCCGGCATGTCGCGCGCCGGCATCGTGTAAAACCGCTTCGATGTCACGGGGACGGTTGCCCCGCCCCCGGCCCCCTTGCTCGATGCTCCGTTACCTCCCATCTACACCCTCCGCTGATTTGGTAAATGCTCAGTCGCGCGGGAGATAAGAGTTTTGCTTTACCAGGAGGTCAATGGAGCGGGCACCTCGTCATAGACCGTGGCCTCGTATTCAATGTCGAGCATCAGGTCCGTTATGGCCCACACCAGGGCGTCGACACGATCCGGCGACCGCATACCCTGGCCCGGTACCCACTCTGTCATTTGATCTTCGAGCTCGGCGAAGACGCCGACGTGATGGACGAGCCCTTGAGCATACAGGGCGCTCACGGGGTCGGCGCGGGCTTCTTTGCTATGGGACGCCCGGACGGCCCGGTACGGTACAAAGACGTTGGCCGCGTTCGCGCACGTCCCGACCACATACCCAACCATCTCGCCGCCGTTGTTGACCTCGCCCACGACCTTGTTCGCCTCCCACCGGGAATAGGCGCTCACGGCTTGCGCGCCCCACTCCCCGGGCGTCCCGCGGATCGTCACGTCGTCGAGGACGTACCCGTGGCCGTCGGCACCGAGTCCCACGACGAGGATCCCGGTCTCGGCGGACTCCTCTCCGCTGGACGCTTCGGGGTCGACGCCGACGACGATCCGGACGAGCTCGGGGAGGGCCGATACCCGGTTGGCGTCGATGATGGCCCGGGTCCAGAGGGCCCCGGGGTTGTCGTCCAATATCTCGCCGTTGATCTCCTGGCGCCCCAGGCGTGTCCCCTCGTATTTCCGGATGATCTGGGAGAAGTAGGCGGGCGCGAGGTTGGCCCGGTTCTCGTAGGTCGAGCCCCGGACGGTGACACAGGTGGGGTCGGCGATGAGATCCTTGATGATCTTCGTCGGCCGCGGGGTCGTTGTGATCACGACCCGGGGGTGAGTGCCGAGCCGGAGGCCGAAGAGGAACATTTCAAAAGCCTCGGGGTGGGACCACGCCGCGATCTCGTCCAACCACCCGAAATGATGCTGGGGGCCCCGGAGCGCGTCGGGCTCCTCGGCGCTGAAGAGGGTGGCCTGGCTCCCGTTCGGCCACTCCAGCCGGCGGATGCTCGGCCGGTAGCGGGGCGTGAAGTCGGCGGGGCTGATGTTCATGATCCCCGAGTCGCCTTCGATCATGACGTCGCGCACGTCGGCCGCGGTCCTGGCGACCATGGCGATCCGGCACCCGGGGTTATTGCGGGCCGTCTTGATCACCCACTCGGCCCCCGCGCGGCTGTTATGGGTCGGGACCATGAAGCGGCCGGCGAGGAAGAGGTGCGAGGGCGAGTCCACCACGATACAGCGCACGGGGACGGACGCGACGGGCTCGACGGCGACGATCGCGCGGCAGAGGTCTCCCGGGCCGTCTATGGAGTGGTTGAAGTCGCCGCGGGGCCCGTGGGTGAGGGTGGCGCGGATCTCATCGGTCGTGACCGTGGCCGGGCCCGTGGCGCGCGCCGTTGTGCGCCAGAGGTGCCCCGCGTCGGCGACTATGGCCGATCCGTCATCGAAGACCACCCGGTAGCACGGCCGGCCGAATTGGACCTCGTGCACGGCCGTAACGGTGCACGGGGCGCCGGTCTCGTCGAAGAGGCGGGCCCCGGGCCGGACCTCCCCCATGGTCGTCCATCCGCCGGGAGTCGGGAGGGGCGTGTCGAGCGCGAGGGCCTTCCCGCTTCCTCTCCCAGAAAGTAAAAGCCACTTGGTCCAGTCGCCTTCAGGTGGGAGCTGGTTGTCCCTCGCTAAGAGGATCTCCCAATCCGTCGCCAGCCTCTTCGCCGCCTGAGGGCTCAGGCTCTCCATGAACGGCCGGCGGAGCTCCGGCGGTAAAGACCTTATCGAGGACCGAAGCGAGCTCGGCGTGATAGTTTCGGACGTCAATGGTCCCGCCGTCCTTCCCGGTCAATTCGACCCGTTGCGCGGCATAGAGGCCCTGGAGCTTCGCGCGTTCGCCCCGGACCCGGACGAGAGCGGCCTCCGCGGCGATCCGGGTCGCGGGGGTTTGCTCCTCGTCTTCGGCGATCGCCAGAAGGTTCGCCTCCGAGGCGTTCTGGCCGGCGATCTCGTTGGCGAGCGCGTCCTCTATATCGATCTGGGCGTGCTTCCGGCGTTCCGCGATAATGGCTTTGACGTCCCGGACGACCGTGGTGTGGTCGCACCCGAGCATTTCGGCGATCTGCCGGGTGGTTTTCTTCTTGCGGTACTCTTCGGCCACGATTGCTCTCCGGCCGGCTATCTCCGCACGTTTCTGTGCTTCGTTGCCTTTTCCGCGTCCCGCCATAGTGGTGCATTCCTATATGGTGCATTATTGTACGCAGCATTATATGCATTGTGATGCTTTCGCCCCCCTCCCGCATCGGCACGGCGTACACCCTCCCGAGCACGTCCGGCCGTCGTGGTGGGCCCTGGGGCAGGTCGTGGAGGCACACGCGAGGCAAACGTCGTGCCCGTCCGTGACGATTCCGCAGGGCGTGGTGTCGGTCATGGTATCCATTGCCACCGGAGGTTCTCGTCCCCGAGCATTTCGATCCGGAAGCGGAGGGGGGCCGGGGTCTCGCTCACGGGCCAGAGGATCCAGACCATCGCCACGTCGCCGTCGACGCTCTTGACCCAGGACCGGGTCGTCGGGGGGAGTTTTTCATAGGCGATAACATCGGCGATTGCCTTCGTGAAGCGCTCGGCGCCCTCGGGTGCCGGCGGCGGGATAAACCCGGCCTCTCCCGGGTAGGTTATGGGTTCGGTCATGGCCGGACTCCTGCCGGGACGTGGACGAGATAGTCCCCGCGCCCGAGCCCCTGGACCTTGAGGAGGTCGCTCATTCTCCCCTCCGGACGACTCCGAGGAAGGTATGCGGGGTGTCGGTTGCGATCGACCCGTCGGGCCGGAGCATGGAGACCTCCCGGACACCGGCGTTCACCAGGAGCCGGGCGCACATGGAGCACGGCCAGTTTTCGACGACCTCCCCGGTCTTCGGGTCGATGGTCGCGAGGTAGAGGGTGCCGTCGCTCGCCCACGGGCGCGCCTGGATCACGGCGTTGGCTTCGGCGTGCACGCTCCGGCAGATCTCATACATCGTCCCCTGGGGCACGCCGAGCTCTTCGCGGAGGCATGTGGTACAGTGGTCTTCGTTCACGGGCGCCCCGTTATACCCGGTCGCGATCACATGGCCGAGCCGGTCGAGGAGGACGGCCCCGACGTGCCGGCGGAGGCAGGTCGAGCGCTTCGCGGTCTCCCGGGCGAGAGCGCACGCCCATTGGCCTTCCGACGGGCGGCTCACGGTGACACCCCCGCGGGGGCTGAGACGGGGACGCGCCCGTGGGCGAGCGACGGCGCGGCCCCCATGGCACGGAGGAGGACGACCGCGAGAAGGGCCAGGAGGGCATACCGCCAGAACGGGCTCACGGTTCGGCCTCCGGTGTGTTCACGGCGTTAACCGTCCCGAACTGGATATTGACCGTACCCGCCCCGAGATCCTGGATGATGAACGCATGGGTCGGGACGAACTCGCCGGCCCCGTCGTTGACCCGGTAGTCGTTGTTTGGAGTGAACTCGCAACAGGTGACGCGGAGGGCCGGGTTACATGCGGCCTTGATGGTCCGCGGATACCGGGCCTTGCCGACGATCGTCTCCTCTATCTCCAGGTCGAACTCGCCCGTGACGTGCTCGGTGTCGAGCCGGTCTTCGGTCAAATAGTCCATCTCGCGCTCCGTCAGCGCGATCGGTTCGGTGTCGGTCATGCTGGATAGTCCTCTTCGAGAGTCGCGCGGATGGTCGCCGCGAAGGCTTCGGCCCGTCACTGAGTCTGGTTCACGCGGTCCCCCGGAGCCTGGCGATCGTGGCCGCGATCTCGGCGTGGGCGATCCGTTCTGCCGGCGAGGCCGTGAGAGGCGCCGGGGCGTCCCGGAGGTGAAGGATCTTCTCCTCCCGGAACCGGGCCAGGTCGGCGAGGTGCTCGGTGATCGCGTCGATGGTGTCCCGGGCGGCCGGGTCACGGGTCGCCCGGACCTCGGCGGTCAATGTCGCGATCGCGGCCTTCGCGGCGGCCACCGTGGCGGCCGGATATTCGCAGAGGGACGGGACGTCGCGCTCCGTCGAGACGGCCAGGAAGAGGGCGTCGAGGGCCTGGGATCCCTCGTCGCGGGCGTCGGTGTCGGCCGTCATACCTCGCAGTCCTCCCGGGCCCCGCCGATGTCGCGGCCCATGACTGTCACCGGCGCGGTCTTCATCTCCAGGTGTGTTGCCACGTAGTCCTCCATGGTCCTCTGTACTTGTTCGCCCCGGAGGACGTCGAGGTCGGGCTGATTGTCAACGTAATACTCCTTGATCGCCGCGTGGATCTCCGGGTCCGAGGGGAGCACCTGGAACTTCTCGTACCACCACTCCCGCGCGGCCTGGGTGATCTCCTGGAGGAGCTTCCGGCGGAGGCCGAACTTCGCCACGACTCCCATGTGCCCGCCGGCGACCTCCTTCATACACGCGGCCATGATCCGCTTCCTGGTTCGCTCCCGGTTGATCTTGAGCCGGATCTCTTCGATCTCGATCCGGGCCTCGTCCGAGAGCCCCGAGATCGGGCACGTCGCCAGGAAGTCGTCGAGGGCAATGGTGCATATCGTTGTGAGGATCCCGTACCCCCCGATCTCGCGGGCCCGTGCGACCTTCTCGTCGTCGAGATTTACGGTTGTGTGGCGGGGTTTCATGTTCGGACGCCCCCGAACAACAGTACGCAATGCGTACTGTTTGAACTTCTCTTTTTTTCCGGAGACACCAGAGGCCGGAGCGCCGTTATTTTTCTTAGAGAGAGTATATATAGATTGAAAAGCAATCTATACAACAAGCCCCCGGAAATGGAGGTCAGAGGAGGCCGAACGGCCCCCTCGACGGCCCGGGGTCTCGTCCCGTGGGAAAAAAGATCAAACAGTACGCATTGCGTACTGTTGTTCTGTCCGGTGCGAACCGTTTTCTCGTGAGACGCTCCCCATTTCTGGGAGAGAAGTTCAGACAGTACGCATTTCCACCGGGCATGGTGGACGTGCGAGTCCGGAGATCGCACCACGATCGCCCCCATTTTCAGGCCACCCCGTAGGTCTTCCTGACGTGCTCGATCAAGAGGTTTCGGGCCAGGGCCGACTTCTTCACGAGGTGCTCATCGAGCTTCTCCGCGACCGCGACGGGGATCAGCGTGGTCACCTGTACGACCACTTCGCCCGACGCCGTCCGCCGATAGTTTCCCATAACAATCCCTTTCACCAGAGAATGGATAAAACTTTCTAATTGCATTTTCTGTCACCGCTTTCGTGTCTCATCGACCCCTTCGCTTCCACTGGAGCCAATGCAGGCGTCCCCGGTGATAATTCTGGAGGTCGTCATTCGAGCGACTCCTTCCAACCTCTCCCGTCCCGGGTGACGATGTACAGGGGCTCCTCGTACAGATAGGTGTAATTCGCCCGTTTCGACCGGAAAAGGGGCGTCTGTGACCCCTTCTCGCCCTTCACGTCGTAGACGCGCCGCCGGCCGTCGGCATAGTTGACGGTGAAGTCGGCGAAATAGACCTCCGCGCGGAACTTGATCCCGTGCTTCTCGAAGGCCGGCCGAAGTGGAAATGGCGGTTTGACGACGAAGTCGGTGACCTCCCCGGCCTTCTTGAGGATCTTGAGGTAGCTATAGAAGTCCGCTTCCTCCGTGCTCGCGAACCGGATCCCGTCCACCCATTTGGGCCGGTTGTGGTACTTCGCCTTCTTCGGCACGGTCACGTCGAGCCCGAGCCCGGCGGCTTGCTCCGCCGTTATGCGGACGGTCACGGCGACCACCCGACGGCGGCGAACAATTCGGGCGGAGCCGGCATCTCGGAAAGGACGCCGTACCGAACCCACGGCAGATCGCCCTCAGGGTCAACCGTTACGAAGGGCGCCGTTATCCACCCAGAGATCGACCGCCACGCATCCCCGCGCCCGATCTCGTCCAGGTTGCAGGGCGAGACCGGGTACTGCTTCGGCCCGCAGTGCCGGCCGTCCGGTTCGCCGAGGGCACACGGGTGCCGACTGGCGACGTAAAAGGGGCAGGTCACGCCGCGCCCTCCCGCAACTGCCGCAGCGCCGGTGACGCCTCGCCCTGCCGCTTCGCCACGTGGTACCGTCGGTTTATCGCGTCGTCGGTTCGCCCCGACTCGGGGAACCGCGCCCGGTACCGTTGCCGGGCGTCGCCCTGGTCCCGTGCGAACACCACCGCCACGAGCTCGGCGTCGGACCACGTGGGCGCTTTTCCATGCGCTCTCGGCCGTACGCGCGGGTTGATGCCGTGCTCCCGCAGCACACGAGAGACGACGGTGGGACTCCACCCCACCCGCGCCGCGATCTCGCCGAGCTTGAACCCGGCGTGCCAGTCGGCGACCATCGCGCCGCGCACCTCGGACCAGCTCGTATCTATCATGTCGTCCCCCGTAGCGTGTACCACATTCTCGCGGCGGCACCGGGCCCGCGCTTCGAGTCCGGGAACGCATCGCGATAGAGGCGCTGTGCATCGGCGCGCGAGGTCGCCGTGCGCACGACTGCCTTCTCCTCATCCGTCCACCGCACGAAGCGCGACT